ATACCGCCCGAAGGTGGTGCGCCTGGTGGCATACCTTCCATTTCTGGTGGCATCATGCCTTCTGGCGGCATACCCTCCATCCCCGGCGGCATCATGCCTTCTGGTGGCATACCCTCCATACCTGGCGGCATACCTTCCATGCCTGGCGGCGGTGGCGGTTCCTGCAAGAACGATTGTGGGTCTTTGACGCCAAACCCAATACTGAGCACATATTCGGCAAGTTTTGGCATGTTTATTAAACCCTGTTGGGCAAACGGTTGAAGAGCCGCAACCATCTGCAAAGCCATGTCACGGCGGAAGCCTTCATTGCGAGGAGCCGTAGAGCCAGCCTCAACAGTGAAATCAAACTGGCCAGCAATGTAATCTCTGTCAAATGTCAAGAATACTGGTGCCGCGTCGGTGCCTACGATGCGTACCGTCTGCTCACCAGTCATGAATTGTTGAGCCAACATGATGAGGTTTTGAGCGCACTTGGCAATGTTGTTCTCAATGGTTATGAGTTTCTCGGCTACACGGGCGTTGCCGGCTTCAGCAATAATTGATGCTTCACGGGCGGTACGGGTGGTCTCGGGAATCGAACCACGCTGATACTCAGACACACCCGATACACGGTCAATGTCATTGATAATGAGCGCAGACTGGTTGTAGAACTCTGGTGGGTTAATAACTGCAGGCATTGGAACAACGACGTTGTTGAGGTTTTCTGAACCCTTAACCGGAACGATTACGTTGTCATCGTCTGATGCAAGCATCGTTCGGCCGTAGTCATCAAATGCTGATTCCATTGCCAGCCACTTGCGTGAATAACGCTTTCTGTGGTTCATCATCTGCGTACGTGTTTCGTTCAACTCGTACTGCAACGGTTCAATCGCTTCTAGTTCGCCCATTGGGTAGAAGAAGCCAGGAATTTCGTAGTTTCGCAACATGATAAACGGATGCCCGAACAGATAAGGCATCTTGATTGGTTTGATGAGGAACTTATCTCCACCGGTATCGCTGAACACGGACATCTCGCCTGACTCAATGTCGTAATACTCGTAGATGTCGCAATACGCCTCATCCATACTTGTTCCGTACGTATTTACGGCAGGGTTCGGGGCATAACCGAGGTATCCCATGTAGTTGCCAGTAGTGCCATAGCCAGAAGCTTGTAGCTCTTGTCTTGCTGCGTAGTCATAACGCTTGTCTGCTTTTGCGGCTTTCAATGGTCGACGAACACGTTGTGCAATCCATCGTGCGTTTTCCATCGTGGTGGCGTTTACATCCACGTACATATCAAAAGGGTCCACTCTTTCAAGGAATGGTCGGTCCTCACGAATGATTAATTGTGATTCTGCGTCGTCTGCTGGTTCTTTCACCGCTGCTTCGTCGGAGTAATCAACTTCGTTGACTTTTTCTTCTTCTACAAATCTGTAACCCGTTTTGAGAAAACCATGGCCGATGATTAAGTAATCTTTGACTGCACGAGTAAATTCGGTTTGGCAATCGTAATGTTGCCACCAATAATTAATAATACTTTCGGTAACAATTGCTTTGTCACCGTCTTCATCCGTACGTGGGTTTACATTGATTTTTGGACGACCAATAGAAACCGAAGGAACCAAGGTGTTAATCGTGGAGAATGCAATGTTTACCAGCAAGCGGTCGCCAACTGCTTGACCGCGATAGTGCTTGCCGCGATATAAGTTGATGAGTCTTTGCCACAATTGGTCATAGTTCATCTGTTTTACAAAATCACGAGAAGACGAAATTCTCGTTCTGTAATTAGAAAGTTTGTCAACGTTGCTTTGTCTAGCCATTAGCAATCCCATTTCCTAAGAGCCAACGCTTTGCGTGTTGGCTTGCCTTTTGAATCCTTCATTGGGCCCGGCATTCCACTCATTCTTGCACAAAAAGATTTACGTCGAGCCGCCGCTTTAGGCGACTTCTTCGCTTGTTTGGCAGATACGGGTGGCTTTAATGTTCCACCTGTTTCCGCTTTATACGAAGCACGACCCTTGGCGTTCAATCCACCTTCTGGGTTTTTTCCTTCTTTACGAGTCCACGCTGCGCTTTTATACGCTTGTGACATCGTCATGTTTTTCTTGGCCATTATTTTTTCTTTGGCTTCTTCTTGAGCGCTTTAAAATCTGCGCCAGTTATTGCATCGCGTGGTTCAGCAACACGAGCAAGTTTTTTTTGTTTTGGTGAATATTTTGATTTTGGCATTATCTGTAGTCTTTCGTTTTCTTTGCAATTTTCTTCGGTTGTTTAACGAACTGTTTGCCAGCTGCGTTGCCTTTGGCTTTTGCTTTGTTGGTTGCCGCTTTTTCTGCTGGACTCAAAGCATTCCAAGCAGCCTCGGGCAAATAGCGCTTCTTGCCTTTTGATGGTTTGCCGTCGGAAGTTTTCCACTTCTGCGATGACCAATCCTTCAACGACTGTTGCGGTTTTTTCAAAGCCATTAGTTCTTGTATCCTCCGCCAGCCTTCTTGTATTCGTTGGCAAGTAGTTGTGCTTTGCGAGCCGACCATTCTCCGGGGTCTCCACCTTTAGTGCCAGCTTTAATTTTCTTAAACAAAGTTTTACGCATCGTTGGCTTGGTGTAATTACCAGCCTTGTTTACGCTTGACTTATTTTGTTTTTTTGCTGCCATTTTTCTTTTTCCCTCGTGACTTGTAGTTCTTTTGAGTCGTTGCTGGCAATGGCGGAAACTTTGGATTACCCGGCATTAATAGCCGCCGTCACCCTTGTAACCGCGTTGCTGCATAGCTTCGTTCTTCATCATTACCTTCATGCTCGGAGCTTTGCTCTTTGACTTTGACTTTGACTTTGAGCTCTTTGCTTTGCCTTTAGCGGCTTTTGCAAATGACTCTGACATGTTCATTTTCTTTTTCATGATTGCTCCTTATTTACTGGTTCTAGCTGTTTGGAATTTGACTACCGCGGTACCCGAGGTATAGGCGGACATGCGTGCACGAACTTTTTCAAAACCTTGACACGAATGTGCTGGGGATTGAAATACTCCAGCGGCGGTGAGAGTGGTAATTGTTGAGCCGCCTGCTGGTGCTTGTCCACCGAAAGCAACGAAAGTTGTTCCGTCAACGCTGGCTTCAAATGTGATGGTTCCAGTAAACGTTCCCGTGACATCAAAAGCGATTCTGTCGGCATCTGCCACGGTTACCGTGACTGCAGCGTCTGCTACGCCGAGGGATGTGCCTGTGTAATCTTGATTAACTTTCATTTCTTTTTACCTTTCGTAGCGGTTGATTTTTTGGGTGCGACTTTTTTCTTTGGTGCCGCCTTGGCTGACTTCTTGGCGTCATCCTTCTTTTGTTTCTCAATGGTGTCGGCTAGCGCAATTGCCTTGCGAGCCTTGGCACCTTTTATCTTTGCCATCTTCGGAAACATAATCATGATTTTCATTTGCTCACCTTTTTCTTTTTGGAACCTAAATGCCATTGGATATGTCCTTCAACTTTGTTGTCAACCTTGTCAACCTTGCTGTCAATCTTGTCCAGTAGTTGTTTCACCACGGCGTGGTCGTCTCTGTTTTCTTTGCGGAACTGTTGCAGTATTACGACCATTGGGCCACCAATAAGAGCAACGGCGATTGGAACAATTAAGGTTTCCATCTATATCAACTCTTTCCTGGTTGAGATTTTCTCAACGTTTGGCATTGATTCGTACATCGTTTGGGCTTCCTTTATCGTTGAGTTATTGAAATTTGACCGACCGTATTCCGCTGCCCTAAAACCAAATCTGATGCCTTTGATATGACAACTGAAACAAATACCTCTCTTTAGGTCGTTTTCTTCACAAATATCCTTGGAACAAGACGAACAAAGCATTAATTTTTCCCTAATAACTATCATTCTGTTACATGCCCCCAACTTTTGCCGCTAATTACCTTTGCAATGGTCACCGGGGTCACCTTATATATCTTGGCTATTTCGGATTTTGAAAAGCCTTCTCGATAAAGTTTGCGAATATTCTTCACTTTAGCTTCATCCAGTTTGGATGTGCCATGAGCAGACCCTTTGGCTAAACGGCCGTTTTCTTTCATTCTCTTCATGTTGTTATGGTGAGTGTCAAGAAACAGGTGGTCGGGGTTAACGCAACCCGGATTGTTACAGGTATGACAGACTTTCATTCCGACGGTTATTTCGCCTTTGTTTTTGATGTAGGCGTATCTGTGCGCTGAAATCATTTTCTTTTTAAGACGGAAATGCCCGTAACCGCCCCCGATTGAAGCCCCCGTCCATACGTGGCAACCGTCAGGACCATTTCTGTTTACCTTCTGTTCAAAGCGTTGGTCAGGTGATTTCATTTGATAGGCAGTCTAGTATGCATTGAACTCTCCGATGTGATACCGAGGATTTTCTTTTTTGGGTTTGGCGACGTGTTTTGCCCAA